AAGAAATAACCTTGTCTAGGGTCCTGTAAGGAACCTATTCCTGATTGTATTTGCTGGGGTTCTTGCATTCTAGATATTGCCATAAATTTACCTTAATTCCTATGTTTACTTGGTTTTACTAAACAAATCAAGAGGCGGCATGATAACTTTTACATCCTGTGCCATCTCTTCTGCCTTATAACCTTTAGCTTCCCAGTCTTTTCTTTCCTTAAAAACCTCACCTGTTTCCTTGTGTCTGTAAGTCTCTTCTACTTTTGCTAAATATGTATCCATTAGTCTATTTTCTCCTTTAATATATTTAAATAACTTATAGCTACATCAAACGAATCTGTTGTGCTAGATTGTACTGTAAATGATGTGCCGCCTACTACAATCATTGGTTGGGTCAATAATTCTTTAGTTGTATTAGCTGTCAACTGTGCTGATTTTATAGCTGTAATGCTGTTATTTAAAACTGTCACTGTTGGTGTTCCAGAAGATGTAACCAGTAATGATTTAATTATATATGTTTCATTGACTGTAGGATTGCTAGCTCCAAATGGAACTAATGCACTTCCTGCTGTGCTGTTGTCTATACCTACAAATAAATATTGGTTTACTACTGCCATTATTCTAAAAAGAAACTTTTAGCTTCTATCTCCTGTTTAACCTCATCTTGAAAAGATGAATTTAATTTTGTAATTACTGCATCTAAATCCCTGACTAACGATTGTAAGTTAGTTTGATTGTATTCTGGTTCAGCTCTAGTTAATGATTGTACAATTTTTGCCATTATAAAATACTTGCTAGTCCTCCGTATTTAAAATTTACTCTACCACCATAGAAGTATCCGGCTCTACCACCTTTAGCATAGTCATGAAAAGACTGACCATATGAAGCAGTTCCTTGACCACCTTTAGAAGTGTCTTTTGTTCCAGTTGCACCACTCGTTGTTCCACCTTGACCTGGATCCCCTCCTTCGAATTGATTTACATAATTTCCTTGAGGAGTAATTCCAAAACCAGGCGGAGTCCCGCTACCACTATCATTATTAGTGGCAAATTCATTAACCAAATCTGCTGTTATAGCAGGGTCTTTTATAGTTTCACTATTAAAATCTGTAAATTGTTTATCAGATGTATTTGCAAGGTCGTACATTTTTAGTGTTTTTATTAAATTTTTTACATTCTTAGGATCTTTTTTTATACCACCTTCTTCTAAATAATCTCTATAGTTTTGAATACTGCCAAATCTATTTATTTTATTATCATAAAAATCTTTAATACTTTCTTGATCAAATTGACTAAAGTTTTTACCATCAAAAGTTTTGTATCCACCAGGTGTTTCATATAACATTCCTTCTGAAGCTAACGAATCATACATATTTTTTTGTCTATCAGTTAATCCTGCTATACCATAACTAGGGCCGCTATCTCCAGTGCTCATACCGAGAAGTTTTGGAATAACTGTAAAAGGATTTAACATTCCTGCAGTTGTTATTGCAGCTTGTGCCCAGTCGGGAAGACCTGTCATTTTTTGTTTAGCATTATTCATTAACCTAGATAAAAACCCTCTTTTATCTTCTGCTTTTTGAAAAGCATCTTCAGAATAATCCATGCTAGGATTATACCCTGGTTCACCTGCTACTCTTCCCATTGCATCTACTAATTCATTTTCAGTTCCAGGAAAATAATCAGTTTGAAACATTCCAGCTGGAGCAGTTCCACCTGCTTGACTTAACTTGTCATATGCTGCAAAAGAATCGGCACCTTCTCTTCTAACTGTATCAATATAACTGTTGCCAAAAACAGGACTAACTGCTGTTCCTTCTCCAAACATATTTCCTGTTGGACTAAAACCATCTCCACTACCACTATTTGTAAAAGCATTTGTATTTACAATACCTTGATCAACTACTGGTTCCTGATTCTCGGGTAGCTCAAAAGGCTTTTGTAAATATTTTTGTTTAGGTATATATAAATAACCTTTATCTCGTATCTGTTGGTCTGTGTATGTAACCATTACCTTCTTCCTCCCGGATGTATATCTAATCTAAATGTTCCTAGTTTCCAATCTTCACCAGCTGTCGTATTAGCAACTTCTAATGCAATTTGTCTAGCTCTTACTCTTACATCTTTTTTAGTTGTAGTAGAATCACATGTAAAACTATTGGTAACTTCACTACTGTTTGGGTATAATCTTGATTTAAATTTAATTGCAGTGTTACCTGTTTGTGAAATAAAATCTGGTATAAATCTACTAATTCTCATAATATACTCACCGTCTCCTCTAATGTCTGGCATACCTACGGTAGCCCCCGTGTTACTTCTTTTCTGTGTAATGTCAAAATCACCAGATTTAATTGACCCAATAATAGCTGTGGTAACACCACCCGCATTAATTTGATCTGTTCCAATTTCTTGGTTGTAATATATACTAAGTCCGTCCGTATTTCCAATAACATCTGATGATGCATTGTCCGAAGCGGTATAATATGTTGCATGAGGTCTGTCAAAAACTGCTGAGTCTTGCCAAGCAGCTCTGTTTAAAGTACCTGTTGTCCATATAGGACGTTTAGGTGATGAGTCTAGATAGTTATAAGTAACTACCCTGTTGATTTGATCTGATGCAGCCGTGCAATAAAACCAACTTACTTCACCAAACAAATTATTTAACCCAGCATTAATAAGGTCTCTAGATGTAGAATTTATATCATCGTAGACATGGTCTTCTACAAGACAAGGCATAGATCTTAATTGACCATCGTATTGAAAGAAGCCATTTTCTGACATCCAATAAGCTGTACCATCTACTTCTATACAAGCATTTTTACCAAATAATCCACAGTTAGTTCCCACTTGTTCAAACGAGAATGTGAATGGTTGACCAACAAATTTCATTAAAAACAATGCGGTATCGGTCCAAACATAAATAGCATCCCTACCTTTTATAGCTCCCATGATTTTAGAACCATCAGCAAGTCTTTGTGTACCTGCGGTATTATTTGCCCTTACTGTATATGAATCAGTTTCATCAATACTTTCTTGAGAAGAAAAACGTATAAACATATCATCTTTAGTTGTCGATGTTCCAACGGTTGTTTCTGTTCCAAAAAATACTAAGTGTCTGTCTGGTGTAGATACTAAAACGTGACGTGATGCAGTCGGAGCGTTTGCTAATACAGTTGCTCTTGTTGCTGTTGGGCTGGCTGCAGATGCATCCCATTTAAAACATTTACCATTGTAAATAAGAGCAATTAAAGTTGTACCATAGTTATCTAAAATCCATAACCCTGGATCAATAGTAAGGTCACTATTGTTTGGATCTCCCCAACCAGTAAAACTAGATATGTTTTGAACTGTGGCCCCACTACTATGTGTTGATTTTGTTGTACCATTTACACCTCTTGCACCACCGCTTAATGTATTTGTACCTGTATTATTATTTGTAAAACTTATATCTTCACCACCTATTCTAATTTCACCTGCAGATGGAAACGCTGCTGAGTTAGCAAGAACAATAGTTGTTGTCGTAGTGTCTGTTAATGCTGTGGATAAAGTTGTTGACGCTGCTCCTGGAGAAGTACCTGACCATAAACCTGTACCCCAACCAAGTCCCCCTAGTTGTTGTGCTGGTCCAACAGATTCGTAAATTAAAACTGATGCAGATCCTGCAGTGCTTAAAGGTGTGCCTGTTTCATTAGACGCCATTGTAATAGTAAAAGTAGTAGAAGTTGGAACAGATGTTACCATAAATTTAACGTCTTCAAAAGTTGCATTTGTAAACGTTGAACCACTTAACCCACCTACACTATCAAATAAAACAATATCATCATCCGTTAAACCATGGTCTGAACCAACGGTTACTGTGACTGTTGGACTACTAGAGGTGCTTGTAAAGTTAGCTCCTGTAATTGTAGTTCTTATAGGATGTATGTCGTAATATGTACCACCCGAATAAACATATAAAATTCTGTTAGTTCCTATAGCTGCATATTTAATTCCGGCATTGTCATCCCAATGATGAACAGCTCTAGCAGCACCTGTTAAATTAGTGGAACCTAATTGTTGCCAACCGCCTATTTTTTCCGGAGAACCATATCTAAAACGAACATTGTCGCCATCAAACCATTGTCCCTCGGCCCCGGTCTCTGTAACTTGTTTATTAAACCCAGGTGCAAACCCTAATTTTTGTAACATATAACCTCATCATAATACTATTTTACACCTGACGGTAGACCTAACTTAGCTCTTCCGTCAAACTTGTTTTTATCAGCAAATGGGCCATTTACATGATTATAATGTAGAAATACTTGACCGCAAATGTTCCCGTCAAAAGGCTCTCGCCAATGTTCGAGTTCACAGCCACTATATACTAACATATCTCCTACTTCAAGCAAG